CACTATTGATGCGCGTAGCATCAACTTTTGTAGTGAAAGTCACCATAAGACCTTCATTCTTACTTTCAAGTTCCTTAGCCCATGCAGTCGCTTTCTCACGGGCATGATATAGAACTTTCTTCTCATCGTATTTCGGACAAAGATAGCACAGACGCGCAGTAATTGTGCCTGGCTTCCATTTTGCCACGCTGGATGCACATGTGTTTCCTGCTTTGAATTTTACTGTGACAATAGCCACATACATACCTTTTTTCATGTTTCCTTTGTTTTTATTGTTAAACATTCTCATGCCAAATGGCCAGCCCTAACTCCTTAGCTCGTGACAGTTCCTTCTTTGCGCCGGGACTGTCAATCCAGTCCGTCAGCAAGTAGATGGCATCGCACCACTCCAGTTCTGCCAGGTCGAGCTTCATTATCTCCGTATAGAAGTCTGTGCCGTTCTCTCTGGCCAGTTCCTCGGCACGCTCACCCAGTCCGCTTGTCGTGGGGTTGAACACCTCGAAATCCCATTCTTTCAGAAAAGTCTCGGCCTTGGCAAACTTCTCGCGAGTGGCATCACTCAACACCTCCTCGCCAATCTTTCCACTGATATATACTTTCATAGTCAATATTTCTTTAAAAGTTTCCCATCCTTGTAGCACCTTTCGCCAATTTCCCGTGATCCGTCGATACCGTAACCGCATCCATCAGGATAATTGCAACCAGTTTCGTGCCAGCAGTACTCGCATTTCATACAATCACGTCTCATATCTCTACTATTTGAAATTCTAAATACACTTTACCTGCATTACTTTCAATGCGCATATATGTATCGCCAGTTTTGATAATTTTGTACTCAGTATATAAGGGCTCCCATGTATTTCTTCTTAGAAATTTGGTGTCTAAGGCCTCCCTATATATATTATCAAGTAGACGAATGCAAGCTTCCACGGTGCTATATGGATGATAATATGAGCTGTCTATCATCATACATAAGCGTAGCAGACCTTGTGTAAGCCTTGCATAGTCTGTTCTCTGAATTTTATATTTCATACCAAACCTCCTTTCTGCCTCTTCCAGTTGACACTCACCTCGGCATCCACCTCCCCGGTGCCTCCACACACTGGACAGACCACCTTCATCCAGCCATCAGGCGACGGTGCCCCGTCGTGTTCATTCCCCCAGTACCAGCCGTTGCCGTGGCACTCAGGACACGTGAAGCCCGATACCGTGAATTTCTCGGGCCTCGCCTCCCGGAACACAGCAGGAGGCATCAGCTCAATCATTTGTCTTGTTCTGCTCATATTGTTATTGTTTTACGATGTTCACTTTCTCGGCTGCTTGCAGCCACTTAATAATTCTCGACGCATAAAGCGGATCTGTAAGTTCTATAACCCGGCAGCCCTGCGTCTTGGCCTTGCGGATACGAAGGTCACACTCACTGTGCAAAAGCCAGTCCTCGACAATCGCACTCAGGCTCCCCTTCCTCACTAATATCTGGTACTTTTCCATACGACTAACTGATGTAGAATTGAATATTAAACCGATATTCCCTCCGAAGCCTCGTTATTTGGATAATCGCGTCTGGGTCACTGCCGTATGGCAGTTCTATCGTTCGGGCCTTCGTGTCGACCACCACGCCCTTCTTCCGTAACTTATACAGAATATTACTGCGCCGCTTGCTCGTAACTGTGTAACTCTTAGCCATCACTCGACACCTCCTTTCCTGCCACTGTGCCCGGCGCGTCAGCGACGGGTGATCCAGGCTCCCCAAGGGCATACTTGATGGCCCCCTCTTCCCAAATGATGAACGGAACGCCCGGCCTGTCCATGAAGCGGCTCTTGCAACTGGCCTTGAAACCCTCAACGAATATCTTGATGTCGGCATCATATTCCACCTTCTTAGCCGCACGGCCCTCTGGCCTCGATCCTTCCGCATGGCTGATGAAGATAAATAGTTTCCCCGGATGCTCCTCCTTCAACTGCTTGTAGCCCGCATAACTCAGGCCGCTATACTGGAAGGAGTCCACAATCACCACAGAAGGGCTTTTCTTTCGCTTCAGACGCTCCGAAAGCACGTTCATGGGTTCTCTATCAAGAATGACAAAACGACGCGCCACATCGGCCATTCCGTGCCTCCTGAGCGATTTCTGAACACTCAGCCCGGTACTCTCCTCCAGACTGTCATAAAGCACCTTCTCAAACCTGCACAGATACTTTGCCAGCTGCATCACAAACGAGGTCTTGCCGTTGCCGCTATGGCCCCACACGAGCCATGTGCCGCTCTTGGCTGGTCGCCCCAATGAAGCCTCCCACGCTCCCGTGAAGGGAAACGAGGGAATCTTCATCGCAAGAACCTCCGTCGGACTATATGCTCTCCTCAGCTTCATGGTCACACGGCTTTCTTTAGTTTCTCAATCTCGGTATAAACTCGGCGCAGACCGCCACCACTGCCGTGGACTATCTGCATCACGTCTGCACCGGCAGGAGCATTCACCTTCGCCACGATGGCGGCTTGCGCCTTCAGGAACTTCGAGCGTTCCTTCTCGTCCTCCGGCGTGACCCGGCTGTAGGTGTCACCGAAGCGGCTCAGCATCTCGGCATAGCCCACCTTCATGCCCTCCACGTTACGGGCTATCTTGGCCCGCAGACCGTCGGCTCCCATCATGTACCAGCCGCAGCAACGTTCCGTGGCATTCCACAGGGCTTTCAGTTCCAGAAAAGCCTCATATTGCAGGTCGCCAGCCTCGTCAAGCACCACCAACGGTGTGTCGAGGGTCTTCATGTAGGCAACCAGGTCTTCATACACGTCATAGTAACTGCCGATGCTCGTCACACCGAACTCCTTGGCTATCTTCCTCACCAGCTTGCGCTTGGTCTTGACCTGCGAGCAGTCAATATAGACAGCGTTCTTATGGGCCTTCACGTATGCCCGTGCCGTAAAGGTCTTGCCGATGTTGGGGATGTCGCACAGGATGGCACTCACACCGCTCTCCTGGCACAAGCCTAACTGTGCCATAATGAAACGGAACGTCGGGGTCTCGGCGGCCTTCCACTCCATTTCCTCACGCAGCACCACGCCAAGCCTCCGCGCTATGCCCACCCAACCGGCATCGCTGACCTGGCGGTCGTAGTTACCCTTCTTGATGGCGTTATACACTGAGGGCGATATGCCCAGGGCCACAGCGTGCTTGTTGTCGCTGGGGTAGTTCTCGCGGTCGGCAGCAACAGCAGCCGCAATCCGCTCCTTAATCTCCTTGCTGATTTCCATATTCTAATACTGTTTTAATGGGTTTCTAATTACATACTTGCCACGCCAGCCGCCGCATAGCGGTCAGCGTCCATATACTCCGAAAAGTCCTCCTCGTCGGGTAGAGTGCCCTGCGGTTTTGCCGCAGGGATGGCTATTGCTGCAGCCGCCTCAATGGCCTCCTTTTCCTCCTGCCGGACAACCACCACAGGCTGAATCTTCCCGTCCTTCATCATCTTGTCAAACTGGCTCACGTACTTGGCTTGCTCCACGTAAGCCGCCTTGTCGGCCTCCGTCTGCTCTGCCGTGGCCTCATTGTACTTCGCCACCGGCTTGCACACACAGATGAACTCGTCACCCTGCCAGAGATAAACCTCAGTCACCTTGCCGTCAGCATCGGGCAGCCAGAAGGCATCCACCTTCAGGTTCCTCGGCTCCAGTTTCTCTATCACGTCTGGAGAGGGAAGCCCGAACTGCTCGTACTGCACGGTCACATACATATTCTGCCGGATGGTGGTCGCGGTCTTCTCGCCGATGTAGCGGTAGAGGTAGCTCTTATCCCAAGGGCGCAACTCCGGGTTCTGACGCGCACACAGCACGTCCCACCTCGTCATGCCGGGGTACATCTTCTGGTTGGGGTGCAGTTCATGGTTGTACTCCTCGATGGCTCTCAGGTCATCGGCCACCAGTTCCTCATAGGTGTAGCTCTTTTCCTTGTAGGTGTCGTTCTTCTCGTCATACACCTTCTCAATCTTCGGACGGTTGGCCTCCAGCTTCGAGTACCAGCGGCCAATGCCAACCTGTAGTTTCTTCTCGGTGCCGTACTTCTTTGCCCGGTTGAAGTGCTCGGCACGTTTCTCACGAGAGTTGCCGGGGTTACACCAGCGAACCATTGGGAACACCACACCGGCCTTCATCAGACCGTCACTGAACGATTCCACAAGGTGGTGCTCCACCTCCAATTCCATCGGGGTATAGAAACCGTTGCGGTCGAGCATCCTGAACATATCCCTCATGCAGTCCACAAACAGGTCGCGGGTCTTCAGACGGTTGTAAGCACGGCCAACCACGGCACCGCTCACCACGTCGTAGGCATAATAAGCCTTCACCCGCTGCCCGTTGTGCATGGGCCTCGGAAGGTCGCGGTCATCCAGCGACACCTTGCTCAGAGCATAGACGGCGTGCGCCCGCAGGTGATAGGGCCGGTACTGGTTGTTGAAGTCCCACTGCGTGTCGTGCAGCTTCGCCCTTAGTGCTTTATTCTTCGGGGTGTTCAGATAGTTGGCTATCGTCGCATCACTCAGCACAAGAGGATTGCCCTTCTTGTCCACAAACTGGCTCGGCTCAAACAGCTCGCCGGTCTCTGGATCTGCAACAGTCACCTCGCCCTTCACAAACATATTGTAAAGCTCGGCAACAGTCGTGTTGTAGGGACGCTCCGGCAGACTGTCAAGGCTAAGAATAAGCCGCTCGATGTTGTAACTCACCTTGCGCGTGTTCTGGTTCCTGAACTTCTTCGAGATAAGCACCTCGTAACCCTCCGTCTGGAATTGCTTCACCGTGTCACGGAACCTGTGAGCACTCTTGGGCAGCGTGTGGCCCGTCTCAGCCTGATAGAAACTGATGACACCCACAACCTCGCCCCAGTTCACCGTCGGCCCATGCATGGCCCTACGCATGATGTTCGTGTCGCTCACAACGTCCACAACGGCTTGCAGCACGCTCGCGTTTACCGTGTACTCGTTAATCTTCTCAGGAGGCAAGGCCCCACCGTCACCGAAACGGAAACGAGTGTAGAACTCACGGGCCTTGGCATCCATCCTGTAGTGCTGGCCAAACCAGTCCTTCAAAACGTTCTGCTCCATATCGCCGTATTTCTCTTTGATGCGCTCCTTGAACCTGATGGGCAATGTGGCCACCTCGATTAAGGCGTAGGTGGAGGCTCCGCCTCCGCGTCTCACCACATTGATCAGACCGCGCTTCTTCAGCTGTTTATAGTTAGGTTCACTCATTATCGGGGCAAGTGTCTCCTTCGGCAAGTCAAACGGTGCCACACCGTTCAACACACGGCTATGGCTATAGTCTGCCTTGCCGTTCACAACTACCGGCCTGTCGTCATACGTCAGGTCACCAGCCGAAATACACAATATCTTGCCGTAATACTCCATAGTTTCTCTGTTCTTAGCCGCCGTGCCCGGCGCGTCAGCGGCGGGTTCTACAGTGTCAACGCCTTTAGTTCAACCTCATGCTGGAATGCCATAAAACTCGGAATGTCCTTACAGAAGGCTTTCTTCTCCTCCTTACCGTCAACGTACATGCGAACCACGTTGCCCTCCTTGAAGAATACCAGCTTAACCCTCGGCCCAAAGCTCTGCGTCATAGTCTTTGCGACCTCCTCATGGCTCGTCTCACACTCCACCGATTTTTGAAGATCCTTACTCACCGTGCCTCCCAACTGCTTCAGGGCAACGTAGCGAATTTTCTCCGCTAACGCGCTCTCGGTCTTGTACGTCAGAGCCTTCCAAACGGTCACGTGGCTCACCTTGAACGTCTGGCGCAACTTTGCCATACCATTCTCACTCAGATAAATACGCTTGTCATTCATTGTCTGTCCTCCTTATTTTGTTAGGTTCTTGATAATAGTCTCTCTATCCTTATCGTCCAGTGTATAGCCGTTCTTAACCCTACGGCGTGTTACCTCCTTCTGGCCAACCAGCCACCAGGCCCTCCGTGTCAGTTCCTCGACGGCATAGCCCCCAGGAGTCTCGTGCTCGGCGGTTTTCCCACCGAGAAGTCCGTCCGCAATCTCCAGCATCGCATCAGCAGCATCACTCAGCATCTCCCGCGTCTCATTGATAATCAGCGTGTCCTCCTGATGCGCCTGATTCATCCTGTAGGCCGTCTCAAACAGACCTTGCACCAGCTTCGACTGCCCGAACTGCATCCACTCCTTGCAGAACTCGTCCTTGTCAATGTCACCGGCCGTCATGTAAACGGCGTTGGCCTCAACATACTCTTCTTCACTCACTGAGCGACCGATGCGCTCCTCAAATTCCTTCTGTAACATAACTTTTATTATTTTTTTGGTGAAACATTCTTCTATCTCGCTAAAATTTCGTACCTTTGGCCGCTGTTAATATCATTAACGCGCTGCAAAGATAAGGATAAAATTTTAACCCGCCAAAGAAAATGGAGAAAATTTTAACTATAAAAGATAAAATTCTGACCTTTTTGCAAGAAAAGGGCATAAAAAAGGCTGATTTCTTTGAAGAAACGGGAATCCAGCCAAGTAATTTCAAAGGAAAAAATATGCAATCACAGCCAGGTGGTGATATGTTGGTTAAAATTTTATCCATTTATCCCGACCTGTCAGCCGATTGGCTATTTCGTGATAAGGGCGAAATGCTTGTTCCCGAATTTGAACCCACCAAAGAAAATGGAGAAAATTTTATGGATCCGAGCGAAATTTCCTCTCCTGAACCAAGAATATCAATGGAAGTAGGGCAGGGAATACCATATTATGACGTAGATTTCATCGGGGGCTTCAGCGAGATATTCAACAGCCAGACAACAGTACCGGCCTGCAATATTATTGTGCCTGGTTTCGAGAAAGCCACCGCCTGGTGCAACGTCACAGGCCACTCGATGGAGCCGCGCATCAATCACGGCGACATCATCGCTCTGCGCCAGTGTACCGTCCAGGACATACAGTATGGAGAAATCTATGCCGTTGTGCTCGACACCATCCGTACCATCAAGATACTACGACGTGGCAGCACTCCCGACGTTCTCCGTTACGTCCCCATCAACACGGATGGCTTCGACGAGCAGGAATTTCCAATTTCCCGCATCATCAACGTCTTCGAAGTCCTTGGATCCGTCGCAAAATTCTTCTAACATGAACTTCTTCAAGAAACTATTTGGTCGTAGAGATGATGAGGTAACAACACCGATTGAAAGTATAGAACAAGAGAAATATACTATTATGGGGGTTAGCCTAATGGATCCAACTTATAATGCGCTATTGAAACGGTGTGAATTTGAGAACGGACGCCCTGCAACCGAAGAGGAAAAGCAAAAAATTCAACGAATGGCCTCGGAACTTCTTCAAGGTGCATTTACTAACGAATCTGGAAATAATGAATTTGTAGCCGATGACGAATCTGTCGATTACCGTTACCAAGCACATCAGGTTCTTGGTTATTTTTTCTGCTATCATAACAATTTCCAAGACCTTAATAGTTTTTACGATTTAGACAACGCCATAAAGGATCTTGATGAAATTATAAGTAGACTGGATTCGGAACCGATCTGCGACATGAGTATTAAATTCGCAATAAGATATTGCCGCATTCAATATATGAAGGGAGAATGCACTTACTGCCTTTCTAAAGAAGATGAAGAAAAACTATTAAAGCGTGCTTGGGAATATCCTAATACAGAAGAATCAATAAGGCATATAATCCCTGTTTTCAAAGATTATTGGGATGGTGTTTTGCAAAGTTATAAGCGTTCATCTGCAAGGGTTAATCGGCTAAACTATCTCGTTAACTTATTGAATGGAGTCCTGGAAAAACCATATATACAACAATATGACTCTGCAAAAGCAGAGGTCGCCAATTTGAGAGACTACTACATAAAACAATTAGAATGATTCACATATCGCCACCGTGCCCTGCGGTTCTCCGCAGGGTTCCGCCACACGGCGCACACACGCAATTTTCACCCCTTCGCCACCACCAAAAATCGCCAAAACCCTGATAAACAGGCACGCGCACGCGATATATAAATAATGTGTTACTTCAAAAAATAGGGTATTTTCACCCCTCTAAAACTTCAAATACAGCCACTTGCAAGCGGTAGCCACGCAGTTTCCTATCAGATACCCCCACCGAAAATTTGGAAAATGTAACCCCTTTTGTAACCCCTCTCGCGCCAAAAATGTAACCCCTCTCCGTAACCCCTTTTGTAACCCCTCTCGAAAAAACACCCACTTTTTACCACAAAAATAGGGGAGCGCATCACTCCCCCTCAGTTTCTCAGTAGGCCGTGGTTCTGCCACGGCTCCATGTTGAGTATGCTGTCGTGTTACGATGGCCCTCTAATGCCCTCAGAAAGCCGTCCTAACGTCCTTTTAACCCTCCATGTTTGCCACCGCCCGATATGAGCGTAGATTGCTTGATAATGGCCTTTTTAGTGGCCACAGAGCCGTTTCCAGACAACCCGGCGTGCAGTAGATAGTTCTTGGTGGCTCCCACCTCCTCAGCCGTCAGAACCGTGTAAACAGCCGAAATACTCGAGAAATAGTAGTCCTTTCGCTCGTAGCGTCCGCGTGTCAGCAGATGGACGTGAATCACTTTTGCCATGTCAATGTTCCTTTTTTGTTCCTATTCGGGTGCAAATATACCAAATAATCTTTATTTGGAAGAAAATCGCAATCAATAATTTCAGTTTGACCATAAAAAAAGCCGCCTCCTGGCAGCCTCAACTCCTGACACCTTGCCGCTGGTGGGCGACTAAGCCTCAACCCCTCCAAATCCAACGATCTGCAAACCCCGATGTAAAGAACCACCCTCTAAAAGCCCTCTTTTCAGGCTCCCGATGTAAAGCCGTTGTAAAGCGATGTAAACCGTTTCGTTTTTCTGGTCTCTCATCCCTCAATCTCTCGAACCCCCTATAAATAAGGGCTTTCCCGCTCTTTCAGGCTCTCTCTCATCCTATCCATTTCGTTTTATGCCCCATATCAGATTGACCTTGTGCTGGAATGGAAGGGT